TATGGGTCCACAACTCAAGAAAATTATCGACGATGCCACTGAAGGTGAGCGTTCCGATGAACTTGGTTGGGATATTTTCGACCCGACTAAAGGACACGATTTCAAGATCGTTGCTGAGAAGAAAGGTGAATACACCACATTTGAATCTTCGTTTATCACTACCAAGTCCAAGACTGTTTTGGATGAGGAAGAGATTGATAAGATTTGCGAGTCTCTTCATGATCTGGAAGCGGTTTATCCCGTGAAGACTTATGACGAGCTTCAAGAATTTCTCAACGAACACTTCTTCGTTGGTGAAGAGAAAGAAGAGCGCAAGCCTCTAAAACAAGCCAAAAAAGAAGTAGTAGTTGATGATGATGACGATGACATTCCTTTCGTTCATGAAAAACCGAAAGTGACATCGACTCCCAAAAAGCAAGTAGTCGAAGATGACAATGATGAAATTGATGATCTTCTTGCTGGATTAGATGACTAACCCCAATAACCCTCCCCATCAATCGGTGGGGAGGGTTTTCCCTTTAATAAATTATGAACAACATTCCCGAAGAAATTGAAGCAATGGCATTCCTGATTGGACAATCCAATCAGATTGATCAAATGATGGTTGACCGACCATCGACACTTATCACATCAGCGCAGACTTTGAAAAAAGGTTTGAATGATTACATTCAAACGCAAAGACAACAAGCTCCTCAACCTGTTCAATATCAACAACCCCCTCAACCTCCAGTTGTTAATTTACCACCCCAACAATTACCTCAAGTTCCCCAGTATGCACCAATGCCACAAAAAGTGGATGATGGGCAATTGGAATTGAATTTGGAGCCGACTAAAGTTGAGGAAATTATTATTTTGTTGAAAGAAATCTCTAATAAGTTGACAAAGCAGAATAGTCTGCTAGAAAAGACGTATGCAAATCAATCTAAACAGAAAACCGTTTCAGAACCTGTTGTTAAGCTTGTCGCAAATAAGTGACACATGTGTTCTGGAGATGAAAGATGATGGCATACATGGTATTTCCTCTAGCGAGGATAACTCCATGTATGCTCATGCATATCTAAGAGGTGATTTTGAAGAAAAGAATCTAAATCTACCTTCTCTGAAAAAGCTTTCCAAAGCATTAGACATGGTATCATCTGATACCGTGAAGCTAAAGTTGAATGGAAACCATTTGGAGTATAAAGATAAGCAAATCAAATTCAAATACCATCTTCATGAAGAAGGTGTTATCACTAGACCGAAATTATCTCTGGAAAAGATTCGTAATTTTGAATATAACATCGAATTTGAGTTGGACTTCGATTTCCTTTCCAATATTCTCCAAAAATCTTCCATCACAAACACCAAAAAATTATATATCTTCACGGAAGATGGTAATTTGGTGTGGAAAGTAGGAGACGAGACTGTTCCAAACAGCGATACTCTGAGTATTGTAGGGGATGAAGTTGAATTTGAACTCAACCCTTTCATTCTGAAGATTGACAATTTGAAATTATTGTCTAAAGTATCGAAGACTGGTAATGTATTTAAAATCAATTCCAAGTTGGGAGTTGGTTGTATCGTCACGAAGAGTGGTGATTTTGAAATGGAATATATTTTTAGCTCATTAAAAAATTAATTATGGACGAAGAGACGAAATTACAAATAGAAGATGCAAGAGCATCTATTCAAGCTCTTGATTATCAACAAGAAGAAATTTACAAAAATGTCAAGAATTTGGTGAACCCTGATATCGAAGATTATCTATGGGATTACTGCTTCAATTGTGAAATTGGTGACAGATCGGAATTTATCACAAGAACAAAAGAAATTATTTATGGCGATTAACGAAATTACAGGAAAAGTCATTAAAACATCTCCTCAGAATTCTACATATTCTGAAGGATGGGAAAAAGTCTTCGCTAAGAAATCTGCAAACGAGTGGCTCAAGACTATGCCAGATGTCCAAATGATGGACCCTGATGGTTGGAGGCAGAATGATGGTGTTGATATGGATACCCCAATCAAATGGTCTGATTTTCAAAAAAGATTAAACATTTCAACAATACTTTGTAAAATACCCAATGTATAATTTATTCTTAGACGATGTTAGAAACCCGAAAGAAGCATTTCTTTATGAGGAGAAAAAAATGTTGTGTGAATACTCTGATATCCCCAATGGTTGTTGGGAAATTGCCAGAAATTATGAAGACTTTGCAAAAATCCTTAAAGAAAAGGGATTGCCACGAGCAGTTTCTTTCGATTGTGATTTGTGTGAAGATCATATGGTTCATTACATGAAAGAAACAACACGGTCTGAAATTTACGAATGGGAAAATTTTGATACCAAATGTGGTATCCACTGTGCCAATTACCTTAAATCATTATTAAAAGGTGGGGAAAATATTAAAATCTATGTCCACACCGCAAATCAAGTAGGAAGACAAATCATTAAACAAATATTATCATGCTAAATAAAATTTTCATAGATCTCGACGAGACATTAATATCGGGATCAGCGGCATCCCGATATTTAACTGATTGTGATTTCACTATCATATTAGAATACGGTGGTGTTTATGACATCAAAGTCCGACCATCAGCACTCGATGTCATTAAATTGGCACGTAGCTATGTTGGATCGGAAAACGTGTATCTATTAACAATTGCGACTAGAGAATATGCAACAGAAATATCAAGATTAGCTTGTTTTGACTTTCCTTCTGAAAATATAATTCCCAGAGAGGATATCCACCAAGCAACATATAAGACATTATATGGTGGTATGAATTATGGGACTAATATTAAAATATCAAATTCTGATAATGTTTTGATTGATAATCTTCCTGCCAGAGAGAATGAGCGAAAAATGATTTATATTGGTATTAAACCTGATCGTTATCTCAGTATCACGCCTTATTACGGGACGAATTTTGAGGATGACGATTTCTACTCATCGGTAGAAGAATTTCTCTTGCAAAAATCCAAATAATAGTAAATATTTCTATGAAGAATAATATTACCACACAAGGTTATTTTGTTAAAAGATTGAGAGATTCTGGTTTCATCGTGGTCAAATTGTTTGATCAATACGGTCAACACGATCCTCGTAAATGGTCTGTGATGGTAGATCCGAGTAATACATCTGTAATGATCACTTGTTATCAAAATAAAGAGTTCAAAGGTGATATTTTATTCGAGATTAATGACGGTGGAAATCGTTTTATTAAAAATTTCAACCTTAAAACACAAAGTATGGAGATTATTATCACCACTTTGATTGAAAAGGGTGTCGGGCAGATCGAAGAAAATTCAGTCTATAAAAAAGACTAAATAATATTATGGAAAAGGGAGAAGAACCCCCTGATGAGGTATTTGTAGATGAAAAGGTTTTGGAAATCCTTAGAGAATCTTTGAAGCAAAAGCTCAAAAGAGATAGGAAAGGTAGCAAAAGCGTAATTAAAAATGCCTTAAAAGCTACAATGCAAGAATTTTTAACATGCGGTAAACTTATTGGATATGATTTGGATGGAAATGTTGTGGAAATCTCATTTCATTCCAATAAAATGGAAGATAACGCCATGCAGAACCTCTTTATCCAAAAATTTGGAGAGTTTATGGCTGGCAGAATGAATATATCAGGTGATTTTTAATTTTTTAAAACCAAAAATAAAAAAAGGCGATGTCTATGCTGTTCAAGTAGGAGACTTCGTTGGTCAATTCTTTAATTTTATTAAAAAAGATGGCGATGAATACATTTTTCTTTCCACCCCAATGATGGAAATCCAACGAGTCCCGAAAGAAAAATTTGACTTTGCAAAAGAACAAGGTATCATTGAATACATTGAAAATCTTCCAAGAAATATCTTCCAAGTTATCGAAGCGGAATATCAACACCAATCAAAAAAGATTGGTGGAGATTCCAAGTGATTACGTTGTATCCAAATTTTACGAATTTGGGTATAAAGTGAGTCATAATACTCATGGTAACACCTATAATTGTTGTTGCCCTATCTGTAGAGAAGGAAAAAGCTGGGGTCATAAGAAAAGATGCTTCTATATTCCAGAGAATGATAACATTTTTTGTCATAATTGTGGGTGGTCATCCAAACCCTACAAATGGATTAAGGAAGTTTCAGGAATGTCATTCAATCAAATAGTCGATGAGATTGAAAAAGGTAATTTCGGTATGATAAATGTGATGGATTTAGAAGAAAAAGAAGAAAAACCAAAGACTACATCGTCTTTACCAGTGGATAGTATTAATTTATCTGATAAAAATCAGACAGATTACTACAAGAATAATAAGATTGTCCAAAAAGCCTTGGATTATATCAAGGAGAGACGATTGAATAAGGCTGTAAACCGTCCTGATGCATTCTATTTGTCGTTGAAAGACCGTGTGCATAATAACCGTCTAGTGATACCATTCAAAGATGAGTCAGGTAAGATAATCTATTACCAATCCAGAAGGATTTTGGATGATGAGTCTCCGAGTTACTTGTCAAAAGACGGTGGAGATAAAAGTGTCTTCGGTATCGAGCGAGTATCGTCTGACTTAGATAAGGTGTTTATCATTGAAGGACCGTTAGATGCTTGTTTCGTAAAAAACGGATTAGGTATTGGAGGTATTACTAAAGGTGAACAATTGTTTACTTTTAGTCAACAAGAACAAATGGATGGTTTAAAATTCTTTGAGAGAATTTGGGTGCTTGATAGCCAATGGATCGATAAGACCGCACGAGAAAAAACCCTAAAGCTCATAGAGATGGGGGAGAAAGTCTTTATATGGCCTGAATACGATGGAAAACGATTCAAAGACATAAATGCCGTATGTATGGCTTATGAAATGAACGAATACCCGACAGATTTAATTCTGAAGAACACCTATAAAGGGTTGGCAGCAACTGTGAAGATGAAATTGATCAAATGATCGATTATTTATTCACGTTTTTTAGCAACGGACATATCAATCGCATTGGCGAATTCACTAATATTATTTAGAATTCTTTCGATTGATCCTAACTCACTCGTCAAATCTCCAATAATGGTGTTATTACGTGATTGTGAAATGGATGCCAAAACAGTATCTCTCAGATAACTATCGATTTTTTCTAGATTTGCTTTCCACGTATCAACAGTG